ATGGCATTGAGCGACACCAAACTTCGAGGCATCCACAATAAGCCCTATAAAGGCAAACCTGAGCTAACTGATGGTGATGGCTTAAGTGTCAGGATCACCCCAAGCGGAACCATAGCATTTCAGCATAGATATCGCTGGAATGGCAAACCTGTTCGCCTTACTGTGGGGCGTTATCCAGACATGACGCTCAAAGATGCACGAATAGCAGTAGGCGAAATGCGCTCATTGTACACAAAAGGGATTGATCCAAAAACGTATTTTTCTCGTTCAGATGATGAGGCAACCTTAAAAGATTGTCTTGATTACTGGTGGGATAAGTACGCATCTACGCTAAAACCTAACACTCAGATACTTTATAAGTCAGTCGTGTACAACACGATGTACACACAATTCTTGTGTACACCAGTAGCTAGCATACCTGTGTCATCTTGGGTTAAGTTTTTCGATAAGCAGGAAAAAGAAAACCCTAAAAAAGCTAGGGTACTTTTAACTCAATTACGTTCAGTTGTTAATTGGTGTATAGGTAGACAATTTATTCCATCATGCGAGGTCATGAAACTTAGTCTGAAAAACATAGGCAAAAAACCGGACGCTGGCAGCCGAGTTTTAACTTACAGGGAACTGGCTAAGATCTGGTTAGCGCTGGAAAATAATAAGATAGCTTCTTCTAACAAGGTGCTACATCAACTGCTTTTGTTATGGGGTGCTCGACTTTCTGAGTTAAGGCTTGCTACTGCCAGCGAGTTTAATATGGATGATTTGATTTGGACAACTCCAGTTGCTCATTCAAAGATGGGTAATGTAATCAGGCGACCTATATTTGAGCGGGTGATACCATACATAGAACGACTATTAAGTATGGGGAATGATGTTTTATTTCCGGGACAGGAACTTGATAAAGCCATAGACCGTTCGTCATCAAACTTTTATATGAAGAAACTAAGAGAATCAATTGATATACCCGAATGGCGTACACATGACTTTAGACGTTCTTTGGTGACAAATTTATCAAGTGAAGGGATCGCGCCCCATGTCACCGAGAAGATGCTGGGGCACGAATTGGGTGGGGTGATGGCCGTGTATAATAAGCACGATTGGATTGAAGAACAAAAAGAGGCGTATGAGCTATATGCAGATAAGGTATTCTGGCATATTAAGCAGATCAAGAGCGGTTGACTCCACCATTATCTAGCCACTCACGTATTGAGGTGGATGATATTTTGAAGGCAAGCCTGTACCTTTTGTATCAACCTCTGCAAAATACCTTTAATTCACGCAAACGTGTAGAGAAAATTAAAAAGATTGCATAGAACACGTTGACATTAATGGCCAAGTGGACAACAACTATTGATAAGGTCGCCGTAAGTGTTTCTTGGGTTCTTAACTATGAGTAAAATCCAACTGATAGTTGTATATTCAATTGCACTTTTTGTACTGCCAGTTTGGGCGGTTTGGCTTGCCTTAGTGGTTTGGTAACTTCACAATGGGACTAGATCGCTGTTGAAAACTTATTCTTTTTTACATGATGTGTCTGTGGAAAGCTTTTATTCTAATACGTGAGTTTTGGATGTGACGTGACATCAAAATACTGTATGATCGGTAATAATTATTATCAATATACCGGAGTGTTGATAGTGTCCAAGGATTACCAATCTGTTGTCTTCAAGGCTGTTCAAGATCGCCTTAAATCTAAGTACCCAGACCCATCATTGAAATTAGAATACCCGACCGAGCAAGCTCTACAAGAACTGGATTCTGTGAAGAATTCAGGAAACTTTACATGGTTCCCTTCGCTGAAAGGGAATGTGTTTACTGACTCCAGCTATCTTCAGCCTGATCACCCTATTAAATTGGTTGTCTATTATAAGGGGCAAGTGATTGGCTATGCTTTTGGCGGATATAAAGAAAAATGCTCATCTGTTGAAATAGCTTGGATGGAAAAAAGAAAGGATGCTCATGGAGATTTAAAAAACCAAATGCTTGGTTTGGCCTTGGATTCATACTCTACTTACGGCATCTTTTTGAAAGAATTCGGATATTCTGTGGATAAGGTAGCCATTGTATCACCACTGGAAGATGTAAAGAAATACTACTTAGAAAGTGGATTTAGATATGATGAAGACTACGACAACGGCACTCCAGCAATGATTCTTGAGCTTAAAAGTGAAGTGAATAATCACGAACAATATTGAACAAATAAGTTGAAATAACCCAACTTATATTGCATATTGTGCGAGCACAAAGAATATGTAGCACCACTTAAATGTAAAGTGGTTTTTTGTCAAGTAAATTCATATACTGACATAAGGGACGTGTCTTTTCTTTAATAAAAGAACCGCATCCAAGGGGATATTATGTCATACTCAATGCAGCAACTAGAAGAAATGGCAGATGAGGTCGTTTCTAGACTTTTTGCAAATGGTAGAACTCCGATGGAACAATTTGGTATCAACTGGAAACAAGCTGAGCGTTTGGAACGCAATGCTCCTCAAATAGTTATGGGGCATGACCCAGATGAAAATTGTTTGCAACACGCGCATTGTGGTGCATAAAGTACAAACCAGTCACTGACACTCCTAAAGTATAAATTTATAGCCTCGCACTCGCGGGGTTTTTTGCTATCTACCCGTAGTAAACTTAGCGTTGACGACTCGATCATGGTCGGGCAGCACCTAATATCACTGTTAAATCAATGTATTAAATTGATTTTTGGGTGATATGGTCAACATATTGATCACCATAGATAACTCAACCTATTCAACTCCTGCAAAAAATGCAGTAGTTCAAAATCCCGCAAGTCAGGGATGGTTAGATGAATATCCTTGTTTATCGTTATCGGAATTCCGAACAGCTAATTAACCCGAATTCTGGATAAGAAATTGACGAGAAGCCTGTTCCAGGAGCAAAGTTTTGGTGCACACCGAAAACAACTCCGAGGGGGAACAGGCTATGGACAAGTTAGTTGAAATTTTCTGTGATGTCGATGATTTTTGCCGTTTTTTCATTCCTCAATGGGAACAATTTTGCCTTGAGAGTGGGCATCGTTTACGCCGCCGACAAGGTCATATGTATCCCAGTGAAATCATGACCATTTTGATCCTTTTTCATATGTCGCATTACCGTGATTTTAAAAATTTTTATTTGAAACATATTTGGCAATACCACCACCGCGACTTCGCCACTTTACTCAGTTATACCCGTTTTATCAGCGTTGCCCCTTCCGTTTTGGTGCCATTATGCAGCTATCTGACTCAATTAAAAGGGAAACCCACAGGCATTGCTTTTATTGATTCCACCAGTTTGAGTGTCTGCCATAACATTCGCATCCCTCGACATAAGGTCTTTGCGGGGATCGCACAGCGTGGAAAAAATTCAATGGGATGGTTTTATGGTTTCAAATTACACTTGGTTGTCAATCATCAGGGGGAAATTCTCGCGCTTAAAGTCACGGCCGGTAATGTGGATGATCGGGAACCGGTTCGCGAATTAACCACAGAATTAATGGGTTCTCTTTACGGCGATAAAGGTTATCTGAGTCAGGAATTGGCGGACGATTTAGCCAACAGCGGTGTCACTTTCATCACGAAAAAACGGCGTAACATGAAAGCCCGTATGCAAGCTGAGTGGGATAAGATAATGTTAAAAAAGCGTTTTATCATTGAAACGATTAATGGCCAATTAAAATTAATTTCTCAGATAGAGCACTCTCGCCACCGAAGTATAAGAGGATTTATGTTGACCGTTTTAGGTGGACTGATCGCTTACTGCCTTAAATTGAAAAAACCATCACTGAAAGTTTTCTACTCAGAAGACGCTGTTCCAATGATGGCTTAAGCAGAATTCGGGTTAATTATCCAAGGCTGCGCATGGCGTGGCTTTTTTGTTTTGAGTGGGTAGTCGTAATCTATTTTGTTGGTAACAAATTGAATATAAAACAGTGATAAAGCTTTTGTATGGCACTCTTTACATTTGCAAATCTGGTTTTTATTTAATATGCTAGCAACACAGATTTGATAGTTTTGGGAATGAAGAGGCGGCTCCCAAAAGTTTAACCGCCAAGTTGGTCACTTCGACTTAGGTCTGGGACTCCAACCATGTCGGCTGAGAGGTCGGCGCCTACTTTTTTCTTTTTCTTACAGGAAGTGGTACGGATAATTGTACGTTTCTTGTTTCTATGTCTCTTGACCCAAGCGTTTTATCATAAAAAAACCAGATATTAAATTTTCTCTCTTTTGGCCATGTGTCGTGGCAGAGCGTTTTCCATCCAAGGTGTCCCGCGATTTTTTCCACTAACTGTATCTTTGTATCTGACGATATTTTTTTTTGATATGAACTCATTATTGCTCCAAGGAAAAAATCAGATATCTGGATATTCTCTGAGACTTTTGAATCCTTTGTCACTACAGAGCTAATAATATTTTTTCTACCAAATTGTTTTAATAGGGTGTTATTTGCGATTACATGAAAAGCTTCATCTGCTTTTTTATACCTGGATGCTATTGGGTCGACTTCTATACGGAAAAAACAATCACGCTCAGGATGTGCTGCAATAACATTACCTATTTTTGTGGAAATTAATTTCGTGAAGTGTTTTCTCATTGCCAAGTCGTAATCGCCATCATGAAATGCCTTATTGACCATAGATTTTTCTATAACAATGCAATGAAAAGCCAACCAAGGATTCTGGAAGAAAACATCAACTAGTTCTTTGTAAAAATCAGCGTATTTCTTGGAGTTAGCTTTTTTCCATTTGATTTCTTCATAGTACCTATGTTTGTCTCTTAGTTCTCTAATGATGCGGGAGAAATCACCTCTGCGTTGATACTTCATCCATAGGCTACCAAAGCCATAAAAGCGCTGTCCATCTATACCTGATTCATCACAAGCCACATGCCAGATTAGTTTTCCGGGGTCTCTCATGAAAGATCCTTCTGTATAAAAGATTCATAGTGATTAATTTGCCTATTAAATCACATGCATAACTAATTGATAAGGATCGTTTTAGTCAAAAATCACAAAGAGTGGTGCTTTGTTCTTGGATAGTTAGCTCGATCATAAAATTAACAACGCATTCGCCACCGCAACGTTTCAACACTCTACTCACTACAACTCACAGGGGTAACCATCGTTCACCCCACGGACGCCCATTGTTCTGATGGGGTGGAAATATGAAGATGAAAGAAAATCCTGATTTATGGGCTGACATATTAAACGGCCTGAAAAACTCATGGCCGCAAATATCCGGCTCTGTTTTGGCGGCATTAATTTGTTACGGGCGCCTGATTTATGACGGCGTGGAACGAAAGAACCGCTGGGTCGAGGCACTACTGTGTGGTGCGCTGTCATGGAGTGTATCCAGTGGATTGGAGATGTTCGGCATTCCTGCCAATTTCGCACCGGCTATCGGGGGTGCCATTGGGTTTATTGGTGTTGAGAAGCTGCGTGAGTTTGCTGTTCGTGCCATTAATAAACGCTTGGGGGATAAATAATGACAAGAGACCAAAATTACACGGATGCCGTTCTGTCATTTGATTTATTTTGGGGTGATTTTGGTGACGGTTCTGAACGCTGCCTGAAAGACAAAATCGGTATAACCCGCAAATCGGCTCGCTGTCATATCTGCGATGAAATCATCCCCCTGAAATCCATCGCCAGATTATCAACATGGGTATTTGATGGTGAAATCATACACTATCGTTGTTGCACAATCTGTTGTGATGCGATGGCGAAATTCAATGGTGATGATGACGAACTCATCGATGATCGGTATGAAATTGGCGAAACATCCCGAATGAATAGGAATGCATCATGAATACCTATAATTTTCCGCCCTATGGCGTCAGTAGCCGGATGTATTCCACTACGGTTGTTTTAGAACGTATTACGCATTTTCATTCCATTGATTACAACGGTAATCGCGGTACAGCTATTTTTCTGGATACAGGGGGAGAGGTTCGCACCAGTATGCGCAGTTGGGATGTTGAAAAATTGCTGAACGACCATGAGGGATAATCTGATGACCAGAGGCATTAGGAATCACAATCAGGGCAATATTGATCACAACCCAAAGAATAAATGGCAGGGTCAATTGCCTCATAACCCGAAGATTGAAAAGCGGTTCTGTCGGTTCGAGTCACCAGAGTATGGCATTCGGGCACTCATGAAGTTGCTGACCAATTACCACAAAGGCGGTCATAACAGCGTGTCTAAAATCATCAACCGCTGGGCACCCAATGTGGAAAACAACACCTCAGCCTATATCAAGGGTGTTGCTAAGGCGCTGAATGCTGAACAGCATCAAGTTCTGGACATCAATAAACCGACGCTGATTGCACTGGCTAAATCCATTATCCGGCACGAGAACGGCAAGCAGCCGTATTCAGATGATGTTTTTACGCGGGCGTTTGAGCTGCTATGAGGAATTGAACGATGGGTATTATTCTGGGTTCAATGATTTACGTTATCGGTTTTATTGCGGCATGCATTATTTTTACATTGATAGAAAAACGAGCTAACGATCCGGAGGAGTTCGCTGTCGTTTTGTTCATGTCAATCATATGGCCACTACTGGTCATTTTGATGCCGATTGTTTTTGGATTCTGTTTTTTAGGCAAGAAATACAATCAATTTGTTGGTAGGCGGCCATGAAATGGCAATTAAGATTTGGCGCTGTGATTGTAATTATCGTGCTGATGGGTTCAGCCGTATATTCCATCTATTCGATGTATGCAGAGAACGGGGAGCTGGCTGGTGCGAATCAATCGCTGACCACTACAAACGGGCTGGAACTTATCTACATTGATGACAGGATACAAAAGGACGGCTGCATTACCATCAAGACATTCCATCGTCAGCATACCCATTTACCCGAACGGTTCCAGAACAAGCGGATAAAGGAAATCGTGGACGGAGAAAAAGTTTACTATCAGGACGGTGAACCCTGCGACATTCCCGAAGGCACTCGCTTAGATGTCCGTGTCCAGATGCTGGAAGATTCGGTGTGGAATGTGAGGCAGGGGGAGGTGGGGGAATAAAATAAACCCGCAATTCCTGCGGGTTGAAACTGTTAGATTGACTAATAGTTCAGCAATGGAAATCTTTTGAAATTAGGATATGGATAGTAAACTAAGAAGCAATAAAATGAGTCGGTTGATATTGGTTGTGTACATATTTGTGTACTTTTAATCTATTTGTAATTTAAGTTTTTGTATATTTGTCAATTGGTTGATTAATTTATTTGTTATATCCATCTAAGGGGACAGCGAAACGCAGTATACCTGTTTTTCTTGTCAGAGATAAGGCATAACGAACTGTTTGCCTATATAATCACCACTCTTTTTGATTGCCTGATTACCATTAATGAAAGATTGGCAGTATATTTTACATATTGGGTGCAATAGCTGGTATATAACGCGATAGTTAATATCTAAAAATAATTTTATGGAGAACAATATGAAGTATAGTCTGAGCGGGGTTGCTCTTACAGCAGTCTTACTTGTGGGATGTGCCAGTTCATCGAATACGATGGAACAGGGACGTTCTGATCCGCTGGAAGGGTTTAACCGTGCTATGTTCAACTTTAATTATGATGTTCTCGATCCGTATGTACTGCGTCCTGTTGCTGTAGGTTGGCGTAATTATGTGCCGATGCCTGCTCGAAATGGTATTAGCAATTTTATGAGTAATCTTGAAGAACCCGCCAGCATGGTCAACAGTTTTTTGCGTGGTGATGTTCATGAAGGTGCAAAACACTTTAACCGTTTCTTTTTGAATACCTTGTTGGGAATGGGGGGACTTATTGATGTTGCTTCTATGGCGAACCCCAAACTGATAAAAGAAGATCCGATGCGTTTTGGTAGCACATTGGGATACTATAACGTGGGATATGGTCCCTATGTTGTTCTGCCTGGTTATGGAAGTTTTACTCTGCGTGATGAAGGTGGTAACTTTGCGGATATAACTTATCCCGTTCTGTATTATCTCACTGGCTGGATGTCGGTAGGAAAATGGATGGTCGAGGGTATAGAAACCCGTGCCCGCTTGCTGGATTCTGATGGGTTATTAAAGAACTCTTCGGATCCTTATTTGATGGTGCGCGATGCTTACTTCCAACGCCACGATTTTATGGCCAATGGCGGTAAGTTGGAGCCGGAAAATAATCCTAATGCGGCAACTATTCAAGATGAATTGGATTCTATAGATTAA